AACCGCCTCTGGCGATCAGGTTGTCGCAATCGAGGCACGTTCGGCCATCCGCTTCTTGTGAGCCTCCACGCATTGCAGGCACTTCCACCGGCGCCTCTTGCCGCTGTCGATTGTTTTCCATATTCCACCCTCCTTTGGTCTGGTGTGCTGGCAATGAGAACACCACATTGTTCCGGTGATCTCGGTAATCTTCTTGGTCATGTACCGCTGCAGCTCGTTAGGCATCAGTTCCACCACTTCATTTTCATTTCTTCGTAAGCCTTCCCGTCCAGTTCGTGCTTGATTTTGGCCAGAAGGCGCTCAACCATCAAAAGGCGTGCGTCCAGATTGTTGATCGCGTCCCCACACTTGATTAGAATCGCCTCCACCTCCTCAATTCTGCCTTCAAGATAGGTCGCGTATTCCTCCAGATTTGGTGGCGTCATAGATCCTCGCGCATGGCCTTGATAAACCAGCCAGCAGGCACCACAGCCCGCCACGGCTCGCCATTGCGACGGAATACAACCACCGGCACCTCGTCTTTGACCTGGCCATCCTCGCCAATGTCAGCAGCCACCGTGCAAGACGCCTCGACCTGCTTGCACCACGCCTCGATTGCCAGCTTCTCCCGGCGCTTGACCTCTATCCGGTATCTGCCGACCTGGATATCGTCGCCACCGTCTCTGGCCTGCCCTAGCTTGCGCTTGACCACCTGGCCCAGCTCGTTAGAGAGCAGCTCTGCAAACTCTCGCTCTCCCCTGGCGCCCTTATTCCTGCTCGTTTTTCCGGTCATTATCTTTCTCGATTGAATCCAAGACGCAAATCTCCAGCTGCTTGATCCACCGGCGCTCGCGCTCCAGCTCTGCCCGCAAGTGGTCGATGGTGTCGATTGCTTCCTGGAGAAGCAAAGGCGCGGCCAGCACACTCGCAAGAGTCAGCCGGTCGCGGATGTCTATCACTTTGAGCCCAGCATGGCCGAGAGCCGGTCTGCCGTGGTCGAATACCTGGCAGCCAGCATCTCCACGACCGCCTGGTCGATCAAGCTTGCACGGCTCCTGCGCTGCTCCTGGGCGGCAGAATCAAGCAGCACGCGGGTTTCAGGCCGCAGCCGGACTAAAAAAGGTTTGAGCTTCGTTTCTGTGGTCATTGCATCCCTTTCTGATATCGCTATGATATACGAGGGGGACGTATTAAATCCAGGGATTAGGGATTCCCCTAATAAAAAAGATGCAAAATAGTTTGACAACCCAAAAAAACCTGCGTACAGTCACACCTAGCGATATCACTTCGATATCGTTCAACTACCGAAACGGAGATTGAGAAATGACAAAAACCATCAACCGCAACAGCTTACACGTTGGCCAGTTGGTCGCAGTCAGCACGCACCAAGAGGGTCAGGTGTACGCGATCTGCGCAGTCGAGGGAAATAACGTCCTCTTACAATGGCGCGAAGGCAAATCGCAAACTCGCTGCACTCACGACCGCGACAGCCTCTACACGCCGACGCTCGATCAAATCGAATACACGATTGAATTCGTCGGAGCATTAGTTACTCGCACCGATATTGAAAACTGGAATTAAAACTAACCGGGGGCTTCGGCCCCCATCAACTACTCAGAAAGAGAGATTGAAAATGAAACAGACAGCACGCTACATTCCACAGGGTTATGAGCTTCTAGCAAAAGACGAGCGCTTTGGATTTGAAGTACACGGCAAAGCAATGGCCAACAAGTCTTTCGCGATTTGCTTTCGCGGCAAAGCAGTCAAGCCGGCCTGGCACTATTCCTTCCGCACGGAGGAAGCACTCAAGAAGCAGATTGAGGAAACACTTCGCGCAGAGATGGACGCAGTCGAGCGCAAAGAAAAGCGCAAGATAGAGCAGAAGGCGGCCAATGCTTCGCACGACGCAAAGCCCGGAGATATCTTCAGATCCTCATGGGGTTACGACCAGACAAACATTGATTATTATCAGATAGTGGCTATCTCTGGTCAGATGGCCACACTCTCAAGAATTGGCGAAATGTCAGAGGAAACCGGCTTCATGTCTGGCGAATCTGTGCCATGCCCGGATCATTTTATCGGTAAGCAATTTCGTCGCCGTATCCAAAAAATGACTATTGAATCGGAACCGTTTTTCAGGGTCAACAGTTGCGCCAATGCTTACCGCATGAAGCCTCTGGCCACGGTCGGGAATAAACCGGTTTTTGAATCGTCCAATTGGACAGCCTACGCATAAGGAGAGCCGACCATGCTTGAAATTCTCACACTCTTGGCCGGCCTAGCTGCCGTCGTTTTAATCATTCGCCCGTGGGATTTACTATGACCCATCTCGCCTACTACCGAGTAAGCACAGACCGTCAAGGCCAATCTGGCCTCGGTCTGGAGGCTCAACAGGCATCTGTGGCTCAATTCCTGAGCCACCCACCTGCTAAGGAATTCGTTGAGGTGGAATCAGGACGCAATGCAGACCGCCCGCAGCTGGCCGCAGCTCTGGCCGAGGCGAAGCGCTCAGGCGCCACCCTCATAGTGGCCAAGCTTGACCGTCTAGCTCGCGACGTGAAGATGATCCTAGCAATCGTGGATTCTGGCGTCTCTGTCAGGTTTATTGATCTGCCGGACATTGACACCAGCACGGCCACAGGACGGCTTATTCTCACCGTGATGGCCTCTCTCGCGGAGTTTGAAGCCCGACGTATTAGCGAAAACACAAAGAAAGCCCTCACAGCCAAGAAAGCACGCGGAGAGCGTTGGCAATCAGGCGACCCAAGCAAGGGAGCAAGAGCCGCAGCTCTGGCCAGGGTAGAGCGTAACCTGGCAGCCCATCAGGCCATTGCGGCCACAGTTGCAGAGCTTCAGCAGTACGGCTGCCGATCCTTGCGTCAGATTGCCAGAGGGTTAGAGGCTAGAGGCGTGAAAACAATCACCGGCAAGCTCACCTGGCGAGCTAGTCAGGTGGCAGCTGTACTCGGGAGGTCTTGATATGGAGGTCGTCTGGAAGGTCTTATTCTGGGTCGGGTTTTGGCTGCTGTGGATTCTTTGGGCCATGTACACCGACCCGACCGTGGTCAAGGAGCGCAACAAGCGAAAGCAAGAAAAGCTGGCAATGGATTTCCACAGCCGGCTAGAGAAGGGAGCGCCGAGGGATGAATGAGCACCTCGACTGCGGGGATGACCCGCCTTGGCTGCCGGTTGTTTTTTGGGTTTGTTTTGTTTTTATTCTTTTAATTTTATGAGGAGGTTATATGACACAAGAGCAATGGATCTTAGACGCACTCAAGCGCAGGCGAAAGCTTACAGCTCTGGACGCGCTGAGGGGCTGCGGCTGCTTTAGATTGGCTGCGAGGATTAGCGACCTTCGCAAGCAAGGCCACAGCATTATGACCGAGAGTGTGAGCGATGGCAGCAGGGTTTATGCACGATATCAGTTAATCCAAAAAAGGAGATAAAAAAATGGTTGGAAAAGTAACGCCAGACGACATGGCGTCGGCCTCGCTTTTGCCGTCGATTCTTGGGATCAATAAGTACGCGAGCCCAAATGACGCGCTGCTGGGGTGTATTGATGCTATCGAAGGACGACCACGGCCAGACATCGGCAACGAGGCGATGGCCTGGGGGAACACATTAGAGCCGCACATTCTGAAAGAGGCAGCTCTGCGGCTTGGTTTGGATAACCTAGACTTGAGCCATGATCGGCCCTACTTCCACCAATTCTGGCGGCTTGCGTGCTCGCTGGACGGGACGGCATTGGGCAGGGGGCAGGTGATCGAGCACGACCCAGAGCACGGCATATGCGTCCTAGGCGCAAACAGCATCACCCTAGACGGTCTTGGAGTGCTTGAGGCCAAGCTCACCGGCTCAAACGTCGAGGATCAGCCGCCACTCTGGCGCGGGCCTGTGCAGCTTCAGGCACAGATGGCGATCACCGGCAGCACATGGGGAGCTGTGGCCACCCTCTATCGAGGCGTGGAGATGCGGATCTATCTTTTTGCACCGCACGAAGTGACCCTGAAAGCTATCGAGCAAGCCGTCACAGACTTTGACCGCCGGCTCACCGTGTATCGAGAGACAAAGACCATCGACTACTATCCACCGATAGATTCAGCCGATGCAAACCGCACCTGGCCGCTTGCGAAGGAGCAGGACGACCCACTATGGCTACCGGGCTCTGACGAGAATCTAATTTTGGATCTGCTAAATGAGAAAGCCAAAATCAAAACAGCAGAAAATGAGATTTCGCGTTTAGAGAAGGAGATCAAAGCAAAAATGCAAGAGGCACCATGTGCGCGGGTGGGGTCTTTTGAAATCCGATGGCCCATGCGTCACTACCAGGCCAAGGCTGCGTACACGGTTCCAGCTTCTGAAGCTCGTTCCGTGCGCCAGTCTACTCTAACAATCAAGGAGAAAAAATGAGCAACATAGTCAGTCAAGGTTTTGCGCCTACCACTCTGGACGAGGCGAT